CTTACGGTGAAAACAGAAATTCGTTTACTCCGTGGCCCGATACTCAGTCGGGCAAGGTATGGGCGGCCTGTCCTCATTCAATGCTGGCCTGGCACTTACGCATCACTATATTATACAGTGTGCGGCAAGACAAGCTGGGCGGGTCAAAGAGGGAGAAATCTTTCTAGATTACAGCGTGACTGGGGACGATGTGGTGATATGAGACGCCATAGTAGCCGCCTATTACCGCCACTTAATTACGATTTGCTTGCGTATGCGAATCTCGCTCCATAAGAGTATTATCTCTACATGGGCGGCAGAGTATACCAAAATGATCGTTGTTAATGGGGAGCGAGTTTCGCCCTTACCGTGGTCTCTATTGCTTCAACTACGTTCGAATGTCTGTTACCTTCCGACCCTTTTGCTGGATCTCCGTCAGCGTTACAATTATCGCGAGGCTGATCTGCAAACTATATTGAAACTAGCCCCCTCACGGAAGTGAAGGGACGCTATTAGTATTTTGTGTTATGCAGACACGGCCAGACTTGGTTGTCCTGCTGTCGAGTCGGATCTCCTCATTTTAGAGGAGGGTGGAACCCCTAATCCCAGAGGGGAGAGGTTCCATAATAGCTTGCTAGCCCACAAGGCCTGATGAAGGCCGAGCGAACAAGAAAGCCAAGTATTACGCTTCCGCTTAGTTGTGGAGGCAGTGAGAAAGGTCATGAAGGGGATTCCAGCCCTCCGCGTTGGTAAACGCGATGAGGGGTATTGACTTTATCTTGTCAACACGTATGGTGGTGAGCCCCTTGGGGTGAAACAGACCCAGCTCACTGCGAGGCAAAGCCTTCATTTAGCAGGTTTTGCCGCTGCCGTTGGCAGATTTGGTAAGGGCCCGAACGATATGTTCGGGAAGATCACGAACAAAATGCAGGAACAACCGAAGACCTTAACCCCTGTTTCCCAGGCCATCATGTCTCTTAGAGACCGTTGGCTCAAGTTCAGTGGAGGGATATCGGATCCTGCGACCGCTTTAAATATGCGGCTGGGGTCAGTTGATTTTGACCCCGACAAAGCTCGTGAACTGATTCGCACACTACTCCCGTTCGACGCTCTTATGAACATCGAGGCGGAGGTTAGGCGCTATAAGAAAAGCGAGAGGGCGGATCTGATTTTGCGATCAGCCCTTGTCTCGCTATCCAGGCGCTCTGGCGTGCATTGGGCTACGAAGCCCCCACCAGATTTAGTGTTAAAAGTGAGGTGATAAAACATATCACCCCAGGATACCATCGATCGCGATGGAAGACTATGACGGATTCATACCCTGAGTCGACCCCCTGGTCTCTGGCAGAGTTAAGCAACGGATGCCCCTCGGCATCCTCCATAGAAATATGGATTACTCAACGGTGAGTAATGGGTCCCCCCCGAAAGTGGGACCGACAAGCACACGCGAGTTCACCGGCTTTATGGGCCGGTGGAGG